TCTTTGATGACCACAGAGAAATGTGGATAGTATTCAATGGCAAAGAGTGGGTAGATGTAAACCTTAAAGAACACAGGTGCAATCTAAATGAAGAGTCAATACAAGATTAAAGAAGTTTGTCCTGAATGTGGCAAGAAAAATTGTGCGGTCTTTAGTGATGGACATAAACATTGCTTCACTATGGATTGCGGTTACACCTATTACCCAGACAAGAAAGAAAAGAAAATGAGTAACATCATTCCAATAAGAAAACCAGTACAAAGATTATTGAAGGTCACACCTATAGCTTTAGCTAAACGTGGAATCACTAAAGAGACTTGCGAACTATTTGGTTATGGACAGGCAGAGTATAAAGGTATGCCTGTTCAAGTTGCTACATACAGAGATCAGAAAGGTAGAGATGTAGCACAACATATCAGGTTTGCAGATAAGAAGTTTGCTTGGATAGGAGACATCTCTGAAGTACAGCTATGGGGTCAGCATCTTTGGAGACAGCATGGCAGCAATGGTTCAGTATTCGTCAGTGTTTTCGAGGGCGAAATTGATTGCATGAGTGGGTCACAAATTCAAGGCAACAAGTTCCCCTGTGTCTCCATTCCATCAGGTGTACAATCAGCAGCTAAGTATCTGGCAGCAAACTACAAATGGTTAGATACTTATTGTCGTATAGTCTTATGCTTTGATAATGATGAAGCAGGAATTAAAGCAGCAGAGAAATGTCTAGAAGTTTTACCCAAAGGTAAGGTTGCAATAGCAAGACTAGATCGCAATGACGTTAACGATCATCTTGTATTAGGAGAAGGAGAGATAGTTAAAACAAAACTATGGGGTGCTAAACCAGTAAGACCTGACTCTCTTATCAATGCAGCAGACGCATGGGATTTGTTTACTAAAGAAACAAGTAAAGCTATATCAGACTTTCCCTTTCCAAAGCTGAACGAATTTACCAGAGGTTTATTTCCTAGCCAACTGTTCACAGTAGCGAGTGGCAGTGGAGCAGGGAAGTCCACGATATGTAGAGAATTGTGCCATCACTTCCTCACTAAAGGGAATGGATTGAAAGTAGGTTACATAGGTTTAGAAGAGTCAGTACAAAGAACACTTCAAGGTTTGGTTGGAATAAATATGAACCTACCTTTACACCTTGAAGATGATATAGATACAGAAGAAGTTAAGGTTGCATTTGATAAGCTGACTTCGGCTCGCAACCTATATCTCTATAACCATTTTGGTAGTCTTGAACCTGATGTATTACTAGAACAGATAAGATACTTAGCTACAGTAGATGGAGTACAGATAGTAATACTCGATCACATAACCATAGTGACAAGTGGTTTGGATTTAGAAAATGAAAGACGTGCAATAGACGTGACAATGACTAAGCTAAGAAGTCTATGTGAATCAACAGGTATAGCTCTTATACTTGTCAGCCATTTACGCAGACCAATAGGACAGGCACATGAAGAGGGCAGAGAGATTTCAACTTCAGATTTGAAGGGCAGTTCTGGACTACTTCAACTTTCTGATGTCGTGTTAGGAGCGTCAAGAAATCAAGTAGGCGAAGCTAGTGAAAGACAGAGACTACAGCTAAAGATACTTAAGTCAAGACATACAGGCATGACAGGAGAAGTAGATAAATTATTATACGACCATAAGACAGGTCGGTTAGTTGTTTATGAAAACACATTTGGAGACTTATGACTTTATTGATTGATGCTGATTGGCTAGTTTATTCTTCCTGTTGTGCAGCAGAAGAAGACATAAGGTGGACAGAGTGGGAGCATACACTTCACTCAGATGTAAGAACTTGTATGGAAATATTTGAAAATAGAATTGAAGTTTATAAAAATATTGCTCAAGGAAAGCATGATATTGTTATGTGTTTTTCTTCTTATCCAACATTCAGACATCACATATTCCCAGAATATAAAATACATAGAGTAGGTAAAAGAAAACCTCTAGCCCTTAGAGAAGTTATTAATAAAGTTAAAGAAGAATACGAATGTCTTTTTTATGAGTACTTAGAAGGAGATGACGTACTTGGATTAGCAGCAACTTCAGGAAAATATAAAGACCCAATCATAGTATCTGTAGATAAAGATATGAGAACACTACCTTGTAAGTTATTAGCTGCTGAAGAAGTAGAACATATCACAATTAAAAAAGCCAATAGACACTGGTTTGAAATGGCTATAGCAGGAGATAGTGGAGATGGAATAATAGGTGTTAAAGGTTTAGGTATGGTAAGTGCTAGTAAATTATTAGCAGATATTCCAGACACCCCAGACGCACTATGGAATAAGGTACAAGAAACATATACAAAGAAAGGATATAGTATTGCTGATGCAATTCTCAATGCAAGACTTACAAGAATATTAAGAGAAGGAGATTATGACTACAATACAGGAGAAGTAAAACTTTGGAACCCATAAAAAAATCCTAGAGAAACTCAGGAGAAGAAAAACTCTAGGATTTTTTGTTGCTTTACCAATGGGAAACCACCCCCATTGCTTTAAGGTTAGCATATAAATCTATACAAAAGTATTTATATTTTCAGATTAAGAGTTAGTATGTTAATAGTTTCAATCTTTTTCTTGGCTGTTAAGTTACCAATAATAACTGATGACTTAATACAAGGGTTAGATGAGGTCTTTCCTAATCGCCACCCTGATCTATCATTAACTGATAGAGAGGTTTGGTATAAAGCAGGGCAAAGGTTTGTTGTTGACTACTTAGTTGAGCAACAAAAAAGACAACGTGAAACTATGTTAACTGAAAAAGTATTAGATTAGTTCAATGTGTTTCGGCTCTAAACCTGCTTCAGCAGCAACAACAAAGCCTAAAAAGGCTGAGTTTAATGACGCACCACCTGTAGTAACAGGTAAGCAGGAAGATGTTGAGAATCCATTTGATACTAAAAAAATTACAGATCAGTTAAAACTTAGAAGGAAGAAGAAAGAATCAGGTATAAAAATTAAGAAAGGTGACCCTGACTTATCAAACGTCAGAATCGCAGGTCTTAATCCTGAAGTTGATACTAGAGTCAAATCTGGTATGGGTAGACCTTCTTCTCCCTACAACACGAAATCTATTTACTAAAAACTATGTGCTTTAATTCCGCACCACCGCCCCCACCTCCACTACCAGACCCAGAGCCTACCGCACCCAAAGCAGAATCAACTGCTGAAGCTGTAGTTACTGGACAGCAAAGAACTCAAGTCAGAAAAAAAGGACAACAGAAGTTAGGTAGAACTGCTGCAAGAGAAGCAGGTAGAAAAGGTACGGCTTCTTTAAGAATCCCTCTTCTAAGTAAGAAAGAGACAACCAGAAGCGGTAATCTCAATACCCCTATTTAAAATCACATGGAATATTCTTCTCCTGTCGGCAAGGCAGCAGCACTGTACGAGCAGTATGCTACTGAGCGATCATCTTATCTAAGAGAAGGGCAGGAGTCTAGCAAATATACTTTGCCATATTTAATACCTGAAACTTCCGCAGGTACAGGTGGTAAAAGAACTAGAATTAAAACACCTTTTCAAGGGATTGGAGCAGCAGGTACAAATGCTTTAGCTTCAAAAATTTTGATAGGTTTATTTCCTACGAATATTCCATTTTTTAAATTAGTCTTAGATCAAATTAAAATAGCTCAAGAATCAGGAGGGGCAGAAGCAGCAACAGAAATAGACAAAGCTTTGCGTAAAGTAGAAAATGCTTTGATGAGAGAGATAGAAGTATCTAGCGATAGAGTTGCTATGTTTGAAGCATTAAAACATTTGATAGTAGGTGGAAATGTTTTACTTTATTTAACAGATGATGGGTTACAAATATATCCTTTAGAAAAATATGTATGTAAACGTGACGCTACAGGTAACACCCTTGAAATTATTATTAAAGAATCTATAAACGCTAAAGCTTTACCTCAAGATTTTATAAAAAATTTACAGCAGAAAGTAGAATATACAAGTGACACACTTGAAGAAGATTTAGATATATATACATACGTCAGAAGAGATGGAGATTATTTTAACTACCATCAAGAATGTAAGAATGAGATTATTCCTAATACAGAAGGTAGAGCTAAGAAAGATGTCTCTCCTTTTATAAATCTCAGATGGACAAGAATTTCAGGAGAACATTACGGAAGGGGATATGTTGAAGAGTATCGAGGAGATTTAATTTCTTTAGAAGGATTGATGAAAGCAATCATAGAAAATGCAGCAGCTTCCGCTCGAACAGTTTTTCTTGTAAATCCTAATGGCACAACTAGAGCTTCTACTCTAAGCAAAGCACCTAATGGAGCAATCAGAGAGGGAAATGCACAAGATGTTTCTGTCTTACAGGTAGGTAAAGGACAAGACTTGCAAGTATCTTTCACAGCAGTACAAAGAATAGAACAAAGATTACAGTATGCTTTCTTGATGGCTAAAGCAGTGCAACGTGACGCTGAAAGAGTTACAAGTACAGAGTTAAAACTATTGACACAGGAACTAGAGTCAACACTTGGGGGAATATACTCTATCCTGAGTTCAGAACTGCAAATACCATATTTAAAAAGACGTATGCACCTGTTAGTTAAGTCTGGTAGAGTGCCAAAACTACCTGATGACATAGTTGGTATCTCAATAGTTACAGGTCTTCAAGGATTAGGTAGAGGACAAGATAAAGAGAAGCTACTTGAGTTTATTACAGTGATGGCAGAAGCTTTAGGGGCTGATGTGATGAGACAATACGTTAATCTTGACGAAGCTATTAAGCGTTTAGCTACCAGTATTGGCATTGAAACTGAGAATTTGGTAAAATCAGGGGAACAAATCGCTGCTGAACAACAGCAAGCACAACAACAAGAACTTGTTAGAAGTCTTGGTAGTGCTGCTGTAGGTTCTCCGTTACTTGACCCCAAGAAACAAGCTGAAGCAGGATTGATCAACCAAGAGGTAACTGCAAATGCCAACCAAGAAGGCTAAATCTGGTAAACCCAGAGATGAAAATGGGAGATACACTGCTCCTGCAAAAGCTGTAGTCAGCAGAGTAGGAGTTAACGAAGAAAATCCTGTACCTGAAAAGTCAGGAGATGTCGTTACTAGACATGGCTCAACAATTCATTATAGTTAAAAGAAAAAACCACTATGACTTCATCACAAGTACAAGCTAATGAAACACCTCCAATGTCTGCTCAAGACATGGAAGGATTAAGAGATGATCAAGGTCTTATTGCAGGTAAATTTAAAACTGTAGAAGACATGGTAAATAGCTACAAAGAGCTAGAAGGTAAGCTAGGAGCAGTAGAAGAAACTCAGGTAGAACAACCAACTGATGAAGCACCTGATACTGAATGGAACCCATCTGAAATTTATGGAGATGGTCTTGCTTCAGTACTAGAAGAAGTTGGTATAGATACTCAAGAGATAACAAAAGTTTTTGAAGATACAGGAAACATAAGAGAAGATGACTATACAAAACTATCTGAAGCAGGATTTTCTAAACAAATTATTGATACTTACTTAGATGGTTTAAGAGGTGGTGTTGGAGTTGCAGAAGAGATACAACAATCTCAACTAGAAGATATACAATCTGTTGTGGGTGGAGAAGAAGGTTATGCAAACCTTAGAAATTGGACACAACAAAATGTACCTGATGAGACACTAGCAGCCTTTGATAAGATATTAGATACTCAAGACCCGACTATGATTAAGATTGCAGTTCAAGGTTTTGCTGCACAGATGAGGGCTGCTGAAGGTTACGAACCTACACTTATAAATGGTAGAAGCCCACAGGCAGTAACCCCATTTAAAACACAGGCAGAACTTACACAAGCTATGGCAGACCCTAGATACAATAAAGATGAAGCATATACTTTATCTGTAATTAATAAATTAAAAGACTCTAACGTAGTAGGTTAATGGCTAACAAACCAACAAAGCCAGAGCTTTATGCAAGAATTAAAGCCAAGGTAAAACGTACTGTTAAAAAATGGCCTAGTGCGTATGCAAGTGGTCAAGTGGTTAGACAGTATAAAGCAGCAGGTGGAGGATATACTAAAGCTTAATGAGCCTTAAAAGATGGTTTGATGAAAAATGGAAAGATGTAAAAACAGGTAAACCTTGTGGTCGTAAGAAGGGAGATGGCAGACCTTACCCTGCTTGCAGACCTAGCAAAAGAGTTAGTAGTAAGACTCCAAAGACTACAAGTGAAATGTCTAACAGAGAAAAACTTAAATTTAAAAAATCAAAGACCAGTGGTAAAAGAATAACTTATAATCATAAAAGAAGAAAAACAACTGCATAACTGTTATATTGTATATAAGCTACTATTTGCTGTAGTTCATGGCTCCACGCAGAAGAACTTTATCTCTTAGAAAATCTGACAAGAATCCAACAGGAGGATTATCAGAAAGTGGGAGAAGAAGAATAAACGCTGCTACAGGTTCCAAGTTGCAACGACCTGTCACTAAAACAAGTGGACTTTCAAAACGTGAAAAAGGTAGAAGAAAATCTTTTTGTGCAAGAATGAAAGGTGTCAAAGGTGCTATGAAAAAACCAAATGGTAAGCCTACTAGAAAAGCTCTTGCTCTCCGCAAGTGGCGGTGCTAGTCTCTGGACTTACATCTAAATATCAAAGTGCCTGATACGTCAGATAACGCTGTTGAGAAAAGATAGTAAAGAACAGAAAACGAATCAACAAACTTAATTAAAACAGACAGATGGCTAACGCAACTGTATCTCGTCTGGGCTTAGTTAACGCAACTGGTACGTCTTTTGACGCTTTATTTCTCAAAGTATTTTCTGGCGAGGTGCTAACAGCCTTTGCTCAAAACAATATTTTTGACGAGAAATTACACACAGTTCGTACTATAGCTTCAGGCAAATCGGCCAGTTTTCCAGTTTTAGGTACGGCTACTGCTGCCTATCACGTTGTGGGAGAACCACTGGTCGGGGCGAACCAAATCAAGGCGAATGAAAAATTAATTTCAATCGATGATATGTTAATCGCCCAAGCTGTAGTGGCACGAATAGATGAATTGAAAAACCACTATGATGTTAGGTCAATTTATACAGCCGAGCTTGGAAAGGCTTTAGCAAAAACATACGATCAAAACGTATCGAAGGTTATTGCAAATGCTTCAAGAGCTTCTACTACATTGTCAGGTGGTAATGGTGGACTTGTTCTAACACTACCTACTGGTAACACTGCTTCAGCAAACGTCACAGGAGATGAACTGGTTGCAGCTATATATGATATAGCTCAAGAGTTTGACTCTAGAGACATTCCTGCTACAGATAGATTCTGTGTCTTACCTCCTGCTGAATACTATAAAATTCCTGAGTCAGCGACTAGGATTTTAGATACTGACTTTAACCCACAGGGTAATGGTTCAGTAGCAGCAGGTCGTGTAACAATGATTGCAGGTATTCCTGTAATGATGAGCAACAACGTACCACAAACTAACGTAAGCTCTAACCCTTCAGGTGCTAATAACACTTATTCGGGAGATGATAGCAAGACGCTAGGTTTGGTATTCCATAAATCCGCAGTCGGAACTGTAAAACTACAGGACATGACAACTGAAATCTCAGGTGCGGACTATGGTATTATGTATCAATCAACGCTGATGTTAGCGAAGTACGCA